ACTTTACCAAAATCAGTATTGGCAGTGGTAACATCCTTGATAGCTTTTGTATAGCCGGGAAAGTCAAAGAGTTCATCATATTTGATTGCTGCCATGTGAGGAAAATTGACGGGGTTAGGCTCCCGGCCGTCACATGGTCGTTGCGGAGTGAAATAATTACTCCAAATGTACCAATACTAAAGGATTTAGCAAATAGGTTATTTAGTAACGTTGGAAGACGTCGTTACTCCTGGTGGAAGATCAAGTTCAATACTGTTTAAATATTCATCAACATATTGGGGATTGTTCCTTGCGAGGATACCATCAGGAAACTGTTCAATCAATCGAAAAATAGCTTCTTTATTCTTTTTTTGTTCCCTGCGTGTTGGCTTCGGGCCGTTCCATAATTCAGTTCCGCCTCTCCTCATTTTTGAAAAAAGAGAAACTAGCATTTTTAAAATGCCGAATATTAAAAATATGGCTATGATATCGAGGAAAGACATGGGTTATAAAGATAATCAAAATGACTCTTAACTACAACGATTAGCACTGGCAAACTCCTCATCGTACAATTCCACGGTGCCTTTAGAAATCTTACTAAGATCGTCTGTATCGATCTTGTAAGTCCCCTTGGCCCTGTATCGCTTCAAGTTGAGGTAAATCTCATCATGGTCAAATAATACCGCAGCTGCATCATGCGCCAGCTTATCAAAAAAGTATGATTCTACTGTTTTGATTCGACTCATAAAGTTGTTGTAAGTCCTTTCCTTTCCAGTAGTCACTTCCTTGTATATTTCCTTCTCACCTTCAAATTGCCTTTCAACCTGGTTCAGGTGTAAGCGGAATTGCTGATAAAACAAAGCCAGGTCCTGATAGTTGATCCCGTAGAAATATCGATCATGCCTGAATTTGGCAAGAGTGGAGTAAACCCGGTGATCATTACCCGCCGGGACAACTGTGAATTGATTACTGGTAAGCTTTACGACTGCAGCCGCTGTTCTGATCTGGTAATAATAGTTACCAGCCGGCACCGTGCCGTCAATGATTACCTCGGCATAGTACGTTTTTGCTGTTCCTGCAAGAGTTGCGAAGGTGTGAACCTGGAGAGTAGCAATATCAGCATTGACAACTGTTCCCAGTTCGTTCACCAATGCCAGCAGGTGAGTATTAGGATCATCAATAAAGGCTATTCCGGCCGGAACGTTGATATAGAACCTCATTGCCTCAGCCGCTGCCAACAATGGCCTGTAATCGCATCTGTTTGGGTCACGGTGGTAACCAGTGGCTATGTCGGATTCAACCGAAGAAGGTGCTATTCCATCATCCCAACGAAGAAAATTTTCAGTGTTGACTAACATACTAACAAATTTAGCAATTTATTGCCGGGTTGCCTCCTTCATCCGTCGCACTTTCTTTTCCAGGTACTGAACCTTTGAATAGAATTCAAACACTGTGCTCTCCTTCACATTTTTCACACCGCTATCTTCCATGCTATAGCACATATCTTCAAAATCCTTTTCGCCGCTGATCAATACCGAATTCTCATCGTAAGGATTAAAGCACATTGGCAGGTGCCTTTTCAGAAAGTAATCACAGATAGTATTTAACAGAGCAGCGTCTTTATCGTTGTATTCAAACTCAAGCTCGGCTTTCAGCAGGTAGTATTGTCTCAGGTTGTCAAGGTACTCAATGTCATCTCCGAACCATCCTGGGAAATAGGTTCCGAGTTCGGTATCAACTTTTTTTTTACACTTTCCCAATGAGCCTCCATCTGTCCGACTGTGATTTCTGTATCATGCAACATTCTCACAACTTCTGTAAGCCCTTCAGAACTGATATCATTAAACTCCTGTCCATCGATCTTATGAATGAAGCAGGCGAAAGCCATGGACTTAAAATCTAGCTCTGAGATTGCTGAGAAGAAAGAATATCGAAGGTTTGTCAATTCGGTTATCGCCTCATCATGGTTTTTCGATTGTAAGAGGCTAACCGTTTTGCCCATGCGATAATCGATATCAACCATTGTACTGCCTATACCACTTTCCTGCAAAAGAAAATGATGCATCCTCTTATAGCGAAGGATCGGCAATTCTTTAATGCTTCCAAAGAGCTCAAAGGTTCTATTTCCGGCTACTATTGAAATCATGGATGATCGCTATATTAGTGAGGTAATTTGTCAAAGCACATGAGCAGAATGGAACTATCAAAAAGTGAGGACCGTAAATTATTACTACTCCGATCACCTGGCATAATGCCAGCCAAAAGCCAAGGCATAAATAGCAATCAGCTTTCGGCATCCAAAACTTTCTGTAAATGGCATACTTCTCAAGCCAGCCCCATTTTTTGGAGCATACTAGCAACGTGGTGTTAAGAAGGCCTGCTATAAATATAAGTTCTATCATGGTACTAAGCAGTAAGTTTTTCATAAGATAAAATAAAACCCGCACACGTATTTCGCTCTCTCCGCGCACAGCTTTTTACAGCACCCCTTGAAACGCCCAAAGCAGAAGCCGCCTCTGTAGCGTTGACAAAAGTTTTAATAAAAATCTTTTCCCGATCGTATTGATACACGGTCTTACTATTGTGATTATCAGCTCCGGATTTTTGGGTAGCCTTACCTCTTTTCAATCCTATATCAAAGGCATGTTGATTATTGTGTGAGAAAGTACACCATTCAAGATTTTCAATAGAAATATTAAGCTTTATACCATCCTTGTGATTTAAAATCGGCAAGTTTTCAGGATTCGGAACAAACATAAGGCCGACCAATCTATGAACGGCGTGTTTTTTCTTCACACCATCCTTTATTAGATCGACTGTTAGATATCCCTGCCAATTGAGTTGATTCTTTATAATACGCTCCTTTGCCAGTTGAGGATTTCGATTCGGACCACGGTTAATATACCGCTCAACAGATTTTATTACTCCATCTTTATTGATAGTGTAATAGCCTTCAAAACCGATTAAGTTGTAAAATTCCATAATTAACATACTTGGGGATACATTACTGTAAAATCAAAACGAAAGCCCGAATAAGGGTACATCAAGTACTGACTTTTTACATCATCGATTGAATAATCGCCGCTATTCAAGCCAACATCATATCCATCAAAAACATCTTCTGCCCGTTCGTCGTAATATTCATCAATCGACTTTACATCAGGATGGGCCGCTATTATCGCCTCGACTTGATCCTTCAACTGATCAATGAAAATAAAATTCTTAGAAGGATCTATGTCTTTCAGGTTTACCCAAAAGATAACGGACAGTTTCCGGATTTTCATGCTACCATTGTTCTTATTGAACTGCTCCCATTTTTCCGGTCCGCGAACAGCAATAAAAGACTGAGACTTTAGGAAATCATTTGGTAGTACATTCAGATACTCGCCTTCCGTACCATTGGAGCCAATAAAGACTTTAGGGAGCTTCAGGGTTTTACCATCAGCATTTTTCTCTTTAAATTCCCATGCCCGGCCAAAAGACTTATCCAACCAGGTCATAGCGGATAATGCTACCCGAATACTTTCAATAACAGAATCAAGGCCCGTAGGCGCTGAAATGGTTGGTATGGTTGGATTATTGTAGCTCATTTTGCCATTGATAATAAAAACAATCTTTGTACATGCGGCTTTATAAGCTCGCTGACATTATCCATATTTTGAGCGCTCAGCCCTTCTATATCCTTACCGTATCGCTTTTCCAACATTGGCGCCTTCTCATCTTGGGAAAACATTTCCGCCTTTTTCTTTCCCGGAGTCAATGTCTTTTTATTCCGATAGGATCCTGTCAACTTCAAGTCAACTGGCTGAAACCGGTTTTTGTATTTGAAATTTTTGTACTTCCCGAGACTTTTTCCTTTTGCATCCAAACCGCGATCAAGCTGCTGGGTATTATAATCAATGATCTGTTGCTCATGTTTCTCCAACGCAGCGGCAATCATATCATCGATGTTTGCGGCCTTGAACGGCTCTGAAAATATGGTCTGAAGTTGCTTCACGCTACTGGCATTGATTTTACTTTTCTGATATACTGAATCACTGCGGGCTCCCCTCCTGTTTCGTAGGCTTTTCGCAATGCACGGTAATGATTGCTTGCCAACTGAACAGGAAAGGACCATTTGTACTTTAGATCATCGACTAACTGATTACCATCAGCATCCTTTTCAATCTCCATTTCCTTTAACTCCCGGCCGGTCAGGTAGTGATATTCCTGCGTTTCATTAAGCACCGTCGGCAACCTGGTTGAGATCAACTTCAGCTCTTGTTTAATTTGGGCCGTGACTTTATTCACCTTCCGGAATTATATGCTTCAAATAATCTTTATGAAAAAAGACACTTCGATCTTCATCCTCCATTTTCCAACTGCACACAAATTCTACAGCAGTAATATGCTTAGTAGTTATAAGCTCATCCAAAACCATTAACTGTATGTCATCGCGCAAACTATCAACAACATAGTAGAGGTCATTTTTGAAGTTGTGAAAAACTAATATGCTATGAAACAAGACCCCTTTTACCGTTACGAGAAATGGTCGAGCATAATTCTGTATGTGATTTTCTGTAAGCTTATCCCATAGTATTTGAAAAACGAGCTTATCTATCAACTTATTCGGCTGGGCTTTCATTTCTGAGGGTGACGCAAACACAACATCAATATATAAATCAGGCGCTAATTGCTGTAGCTTTTTGTTAAGGTCAATTACACCCTCTCCAAATTTCAAATCTCCGATTCCTACCAAAAACCGTTCGTCATTTAAAAGATTTGCGAGACAGTGACTACCACACCCGGATATAGTCCTTTGTCTAAAAGGAACTTTCAACGTCTTTTTCTCTAACAATTCCGACATATTGCGAGTTTTTAAAATACACTTGATATCGAAATCCCGGCTCCACCAGTATTGCATGGCAGGCAAACCGAACTCATTGAACTGAGATCGAAAGAAACATTTTTAACTGCAGTATCCAGTTCAGCAATCACACCCTTGGTATGATTCTCTTTATTCTCCAAAGCATAATGAGCCAGCTGCGACACTTTCTCTTTCTTCTGATTGTCACGCATCGAATAAGCCATATCCCGCAGCAAATCATGAACAACCTGCTTTACCAGCGCATCACCAAAAGCCATCTTACTGCGACAAATAACATCGCTCACGTCACACTGAACCTGCAGCTTCAAATTCATTCCCCAATTCTGATTCCCGAGCTCAATAGCTTTGTCCTCAACAAAAAGATTTCTGCCTGCATCTAACCAAGCCTCTTCAACATAGAAAGACTGGATCGAAAAATATTTATTCCATTGGCGCCATAAATAACTATCCAGGTTGTTACAGCTTGCACAAGCAGCGCCAGAGAAGCTCTGCTCCTTCCATATCGCTTGCCCTACCAAATCATCTTCATAATATCCGATATAGAAATATCCCTTTGTATTGGTTGCACTGCTGCTATAATTCAATGATAATAGTTCGGTCAACTCTTTCCACTCAAAAGAAATAGCCTTGCTTAACGCCAGCGTAATCTCCTTGATTGGCTCATTCTGGCTACTGTGATAAACGTACAACTTGAAAGCCGGGTTGATCGTATCAAACTGAAATCCCGCCCAGCTGATATTGATAACAGTATCGTTGAAATTCGGAGAGATCCTGAAGCCGACAAACCGGCTAAACTTTGTAATCTTCCTCGCTAAATTACCTACGCCATCATAAAGAGAAGTATCAGTTAAAAGAGTTTTCGCAACCTCATACAATTTCTTCTGTGCAAATACTTTGTTGAATAAATTAATTGATGCACTATTCACCAGGCGGCGGAGATAAGCCGATGTCAGGTTGGTTACTCTCCAGTAGGATGCACTCGATGCCGGCGTATGATTGAGATTGTTCGCTACCAGGCTCTCATAAATTATACTGGAGTCTTTAACGATATCTCCTTTGGCATAGGTGATTGCATTGCTGTAGGCCGATACATCAGTCTTACTGAAGTTTTCAGCAATAGCAGAAATATTCTCTACGGTAATTAATGAATGAGCGCTGTTGTCAATATAAAGCCCCGCAGCGGAAGCGACAATATCAGAATCATACCTGTCGTAAGCAGTGTTGTAATGCTGCCTGAATCCTATCAAGCCACTTAAACAGGTTTGAATTGTAGTAGGGTTGAACATCTGATTTCAAATTTAAGATAAAACTAAGTTCTTTAGCAAAAAAGCCCCGATATTACTCAGGGCTCTTCGACATTAAATTTCTAAAACAATCCTAACTCTTATGGAGCATCATTAAAAGTCACTTTGATAATTGGTGAACTGGTGTCAGAGCTGTACTCTGTTAAGAATGCAAACCATGCACCGATCTGAGCGATCTCACCATAAGCCCGGGTATTACCAGCCATATAAGCGCTATCGTCAACGCAATCTTTCACGCTATAAATTGACCAGTCAAAACCAAACATAGGATCCTTAAACACATCCCATGTTTTATTTCCTGCAACACGGCCGGCGCGGCTATCCGGATCAACCCAGTTGTAAATTCCTATTGAACCTTCAGGAAACAGATAATGTAACTCGCGGTTAGAACCCGGTGCAACCCTGTTGCTGAGATAATGTTCCCAAGGACCAGTCTTACCCCTCATAACACCATCAATGTTTTGTTGGTTATTTGCTCCGAAAGAAGCAATGCGCAACTGAGTGGACATTGATTCGGAATTGGCTACATCATTGTAAGGCCCTTCCATATCGTTGATCATCATCAGTCCCGGAGCATTGAAGTAAAACTCTTTAGGATCACCTGTATAATCGTAGCCGGCTGCGCTTGATGCGATGTCAGGGCGGTTGGAAGTGGCTACCACTGCGTTCTTATTTGTTTCCAAGGTGGAAACCGCAGTTGTATCCAGGCTGGCAAATATTGCCTTCCAACCCATCCGTAATTGCAAAGCCAGGTCCTCGGCCATCTTTACATAGTTGCCTTCATTCTGTGAAGGAATGATCTTGGTTTCAAAACCAAGGAAGGCCCATGTCAAAGACTTGAATGCAGATGTCGGCCGGGTACCAGTCGGCGCGCAACTCGGTGCGTTAATGACAGTGGCAGCGTATTTATTCAATACAGTTGCCTTTACCGGATGGACGATTGATTTTTTAATTCCTTCTACAGTTGTTGGAGAAAGAAGTTTTGGAGCGTTATCCTGGAAAGCTTCCAGAGCGCCGTAATTGCTTAGACGTTTTTCGAAGGATCCTAATTTGCCGGAACCTACTTCAACGATAGCATCTTGTAAAATGGTTGCTGTTAAAGCCATGATTGAAACTTTTTAAAGTTGTTTTTGATAATATTGTTCATGGCCGTCCCTTTGCCACTTTCTTTCGCCGGTTAATCTCCCGGCTCTGTGATAGCATAATCTTTAATGATCCTGCTATACTCTTTATTGAAATCTGCTCCTCCTGGGGTCATTCCCTTGGCCTTCAGGTGAGCGATAACTTCCGCTTTTGTTTTGAGGTTAGCCTCGTTGACATCCGGTTCTTTACCTCCGCCGCCTGCTCCGCCGGATCCTGCGCCCTTTGCCGGCGCTTTAGCTGGTACGAAATAAAAAGCAAAATGCTGATCAACTAACTGCTCCTCGGTCAATGGCGCCGCTGTCTTAGGATCAGTCAAAAGCTTATCACCGTCGTAGTAAACTATATTTCCTTTATCATCTTGCTTTGCAGTGAACTTGCTCATGAAAGCACTTCTGATAAATCCTCTCTGCTGATCAATATACTGTTGCTTTGCGTTCTCGTCAGTAATATGAGCAGGAACAGCGATCGGCTTTTTGTCCAGGCTATTGGTCAGCCTGAGGGCTACATGCTCCGAAAAGTATTTGCCTTTCAGCTTCTCTACCTCATCCGGTGCAACATAGCTTTCACGCTCTTTAAGCTTTGCGGTCAGTTCTTTGATTTGATCAGCCAGAACAGGATCATCATTTCCTCCCGACTTCTTAGCCTTCAGTTCGCTTAGCTTACGTTTCATAAAATCGTAAGTCTTTTCATTGGGAGCCTTCTTTTCTCCCAACAATTCCAACAGATCATTATCATACTGATCGTGTACAGCTTTGATCTTGGCACCTATCTCAGCCTGCACTTTTGTTGGAATTACATTCGTCTCGTAATTTTTGAGGAACTCAGTTTCCTCATCCTTACTGCGAAGTATGACACCTTCCGCTTTCAGCGATTCAGTGAAATCATTCTTCAAAGAGCTTAAAATTGTTTTCTTCAGTTCTGGTTGTGCTGTCAATTCAGCAGTGAGTTGTTCAATAGTTAATGGCATAAGTCACATTTATGTTTTTAAATTGGGTTATTGCTAACCCTATCAGGGTTTAGCAATCGCCACCTTCCGGGCTACGTATTTGGCTTTTATTTGCGCCGACATAGTTCCGGTGCCAACAGATCTTATTCGGATATACTTGGCGCAGTAATTCGTGATTTTAAACGAGGTTGTTTGTGTAGCATCAGTCAGCGTATAAGCTGATGTACCCTGGGCCGTATACCAGTCGGTTCCGTCTAACGAAGTCTGAACGGTAACCGTTCCGCCGACAGTGCCAGATATCTTTGTTGCAGTAAACTGTATCTCGACGATATTACTGGAACTGGTGATCTGGTTTGTCAGAGTAAAGTCTTTTGTCAAGCTTCCAGTGACAACGGTATCAAGTACATTGCCATACTGCGAAACGAAGCTGGCCGTCGACTGCGCCTCAGTTTTATTAGTTGGCAAAACAGTGGCTCCAAAGGTTAAAGCCATCAGCATCAGAATAGGAAAAAGCTTTTTCATTTTTATTATGTGGGGTTTTGTATGAGTGTTTTGATTACTGAAATTTTAAACGAAAAAATTACTTTGTCGGATCGTGCAATATGTCAACGTTCAAGCCCAAGCTATTGAATTGAGAAGCTACCTGCTTGCCGTCCTTAATCGGTTGGCGGCTCAGGTTCTCGAATGTTTCCTTGTCATACACCTGGAATCGGTTGGTTGAAGGATCTTCCATCTTCTGCCCATTTGCCAACTCAACTGAGCTAAAATGCCTTACGACATAATGATCCTCGGGAACTTTCAATTTTGACAGATCATACTTTTTTTCTTTATCCTGGTTGCCGAAACTAAAAGATGTACTTGCTGGGGCTTCTGCTTCCAGAATCGCGGCGATCATATCAGCTTTTGACGCTCCTTCACTAGCATCGTCTCCCAGAGTTTCAGAATATAATTTAGACAGCTGGGCTGGCTTCAACTTTGATAGGGACGTTTGGGTATTCTTCTTTGACATAACTTAAAAGTTGTTTATTTATACGATCGATTTTTGTTTTGAAATCGATAAGACTTCCGAATTCAACGATACTTCCATACTCACTTTCAAACCGCAGGATCAACCTGCTAAAATCAGCCTTCAATAAAAAATGATCCCGGTTTGTCACATCTAACTGTAAGCCCTTCACATCATTCAGACTCATATCTATCCAAGGCTCCAAGTGCTTAAGAATGTTTAACCTTTCTGCATCAGTTTCATTCCCTTTAGTGCTGATACTATCGATCTGATTTCTCTTTTGATTAAGAAAGTAATTTGCAACACCGGCGAGCTTTGCTTCCTTGTATTCAGCAACCGCTTCAGAACTTGACTTTAGATAGAAATCGGTTCCGTAATTAATCGTTGAACTTTTGAAAGAACTTCCGTAACGCATGCGGGCCATGGTGTCTACAACAAACTTGTGAGACACTTCAAGGTTTTCTTTGAGACCAATCAGAATATTTTGCTTGCTCTCAAATCCTGCTCTCACCTGCTTTTCATTCACCGCTTGGCTCTGCATGTCATCACCACCGTAACCAACACAATCATAAAATATTTCATCCCATAATTCTGTTGACCTATCTGTACAATACTGCAGCGATTCCTTCTCAGCCGGAATGACCTTTACTGCGTCAATGTTATTCGCCTGCTCTTTACTTGCTGGCATCGGTACCTTAAACCAGGATCCAGGTCCGATGATCTTATTCTTTGAACAAGCGGGGCACTGCACGGGGCCGTTGCCGCGATCGATGAAACCAGAATTGCAATGAAAGGTCTCGCCTCCTTTCTGCTCAAAGTATGTGCACTTGTCCTTGAATGAAACGATGATCGGATAAGATGCATAAGTCTCTAAGCAACGTCTGGCAGTTTCGAAATACAACAGCCAATTTAGATTAGTAAGCGCCGGCGTGATCGGTGATCTTTTTATCAGCGGTTGCTTCTTCTTTATTGGCTCTTTCCAGAAGAAAGTAGCCGGGCAATACCCTAGGTCGTGAGGACTTGATAATATTTCCGCATAGTTGTCACTGCCATTTTTCTGCAACCTGGTATAACGAGTTTCGTCAATGAACAGGTAGGTATCCTCACTTTCTTTGATCAGCAAATATTGAATGGCGCCAAGAGCATTTATCGCTAAATCCTCAACAGCGTCGATGCTCTGGAAATAATAGTAAGGCCTTGTTTCTTCGCCGGGCTCAGCTGGTAAATCAACAATAAGGATACTATTGATCGCAGTAAGCATAGCTTCAGCACTTTCGTCTTTCCAGTTTGACCAAAAATCGATTTCCCGAAGAAATGCCTTGAAATCAGATTCGATTGTCTCGCTTGAAAATTCGTATGAGAAAGAACTATTTTGAGATTCATACACTTTCGCGTATTCCTCCGCTATTCCTTTTATCAGTTCATTCGTATACAAGGGAAAACCCAGTAACGTTTTGAACATTTCAAATTTATCGGCCGGCAAGAACTTTGAAACCCAGCTATTGAAATCACTTAAATAGGGGCTGCTACAATTCTCGTCAGTGGATTCTTCGGCATGAAACCTAACCCTTTGTTCATGCTTGAGAGCCTTTATCAGCTGAGCCTTCGCCTTTGGTTCCTTTATCAGGCTTATTATTTGCTCTTTGGATAATGCCATCTTTCAGCATGAATTTATTATCGGTTAATTGCCAGTTTTCAACACCCATTTCCTTTTCCTTATCTAGTAAAGCCTGGGCATGAGTAATCGCATACTCACGGTCCTTCACTTTTAAAGCCTCACACGATAATTTTACGGTAGTCTCAGACATGGGCGAATTAGTTTGCTATGGTCAAGGCACTCCAGTCAGTCGGTGTGAGCATTGTGTGCTTATCAGACCAACCAGGGGCTAAATCAAAGGAAATATTGTACACGTTATCCTTGCCAAAGCCTTCGGTGCTTACGTCAGTGATAACTAAATTGTAAAGAGGGAAACCAACGAATACAGTGCTTGAAGGATTTGCGCCAATGATTTTACCGTCCTTCTGAACAAAGATGGCCTCGATGTTTGTTTGACCAGGCTGTACTGAAGTTTCTGGGGTGATTGCTCCAATTGCCGCAGCTACAGTAGCCGGAGCATTGCGCAATAAGGCTGTTCCACCGACTGCACCAAGGCCACGGAATTGCGGTATGCCATTGATCGTTGTATTGTCGTTTCCACCTTCCTTCAGAATCTCATTAGGTGGAATAACAACATTGGCAAGATATGGCGACACGATAAGCTTTGTAGCATCCACTGCTGTTAATAGCGGAGTGATGGTTGCCGATAACAATGCTGTAGATGTTGTCAATGCAGCGCGGCCCGTGATACGACGAAATAACATTTTTTGAATCTGGTCCCAGCGGATAGGACAGGTGAAAGTTGGAATATTGGCTATTGCCGTTGGCGGTGGACAGAGAAATAAATCCATGATTGAAGTTTTTGAATTTGATTATTTCTGCCGTCACCTGGCATGTACAGGAACAAATTTATACTTTACTAAACTATTTAGCAAAATCTTTTTTTTGTTCTTACCTTAGAATTGGTTTTCATAGGATATTGTTTTAAAAAATCAGCCGCTGTTTCTACAGTGGCTCTTTAATTTCCCCGCTCCATGCCCGAAGAATTTTGATTGAGGTCTAGATAATTTATTACATATCGCCAAGGATCTATCAAGTGATTGAAGTCATCAATCGGATCATTTGTGTAATTTCCCCATTTGTCCTGACCATACACGTAGTTAAGAATCTCCTCCCATAAGTCTTCACTTTCTTCGACTGCATACAATTCCATTCCGATCATAGTATCTAACCCGTAAACAATACTGTCAGAACCTTTACGAGCGCCCTCGACATCCCAGCCATTACGCAATCCTGGATAAATCTTAAACTCATCCGGATGAATATCATCTATGGTCCATCCGCTACTCAACTTGGTAATACTTTTTGGATCGGCGCTATCAGCTATTATTTTATCAGATGTAGGATGGATTTTTAATGTACAGTACAGCTTCCCAATGTCAAGAGTGGGCATTGGTTTATAGTTTATTTGCCGACACCAACACTTATTTCTATGCCTCTTTACACCTACTAAGCCGGCTGGAGATGCTGTTCCAAAATCCTGACCGTAGTATTCTTTGTATGGAAGTTTGAGATATTCTGCAAGGCTGATGTATTTGACCTTTTTAAGTATTTGACCTTTTCTGCCTGTTGAAGCATACCCTTTGATAGCTGTGAGATAATGATGTAAATCATATTTGTGGCTTTTCGGATCGCCATAAGATTCGTAGTCGAGGACCTTATATTTCGGCAAGTGTGGATTATCCTTGTAAGATGTTTTTATGCAAACAAAGCCCGGAATATCTTTTGGCTGAATATCAAAATATCCCTCGACGGGCTTGCCATTTTCATCTTTTATGTCGACTGGTATTTTCTTGAAGTAGCGCTTTATGATCCAGTGGAGGATATCTGGAGTGTTCAGAATTATTATTATCAGCGCGCCTTCCTTACGTATTGAGTCGGCAAAAGTGTCAAACTTTGAGACATCACGTATATCTTCTGCTTCCTCAACCAAGGCGATATCAACATCGGAAACTGATTTGAGGTTTGTTCGTTTTTCATTTTTGCTAGCCCTGAATCCCTTGGTAAACACTAGCATCTGGCCAGTTTCCTTTTCTTTTAGACCAGTATCTAGCCTGGCAACTTCGCTACTGAATTGCCAATATTCATTGTGTTCATCGTAACGAAGAAGCACTTCATTCAATATACTGGCTTTGATCGCTTCCTTTTCATCTCTAAGAATGACAGACCTCTTTCTTTCAGCGGAACTTTTTAAAGCAATAAATCTACTACCCTCTGTTGTTTTTACGCCACCTCTTCCGCCTATCAGGATTACCAGGTTGGTGCCTTTTGGGAGATCATATAGCTTAACGTATTGATCGTTGACAGGTACAACGCCGCTGGCTTTTAATGCCTCCTGTAACTCAGGTCGAAGAGTATTAAAAATAGATTCTTCAATGGCTTTGAGAGTCATTTATTTTTTCCTTAGCGTGGAAAGAATCTTATCTACCTGTTTATCTGAGAAAGGTGTATTTAAAACAACAGGCGCAGGAGGCGGAGCGTCTTCAAATATTTTATAATGCTTGGCAAGCATTTCAAGGGCCTTGGTTTTATCCCAGACTTTTATCTTCTTTGTTTGACCAATGGCTACCTTTTGCGTCTTTACAATGCCAAATATCTCGTCAACTTCGATACTGGCCAATACAGCTGCAGTGTCATCGTCAAGCTCCGACAACTGCTTCAAACTACCATCTTCATTAAATGCTTTGCGGAGATCAGAAAATGCTATCCGGGCAATTTCCTGCATGGTCCTTTCTTGAGATATTTCTAGCTTCTGAGCTAATCTTTTGCCCTTTACCTGAAGATATTTCTGCCCCTCAGGTTTTTTCAGGAGGTCATGAGCCTGGGAGTAAGCTGTCTTTTTAGAATAGCCGGCCCGTTGAGCGGCCTTAGTGGCGTTAAAGTCCACAAGATATTCTTCGTAGAATCTTTTCTGTTTTTCGTTAAGCATCCACTTGGCTTTTAATGAGATGCTAAAATACTAAATTATTTAGCAAGTGTGTAGCTGTAGAATGAAGTCAACTATTTTTCTCTTCTCGAGCGGTAGCGATATGTAGC